GCGTCGAAAACGGTCAGGCTGTAACCCGTCGAGAATCCTGCCGTGGTCACGTCGAAGGCTACGGAATCGTCATCGGCAGTTGCGGGCGCGATGTCAAAAGAGATTGCAGCGGACCCAACGGTGATCCCTGATTTCGACCAGAGAACGGGGCGAGCCTTGCGGGAAAGCTGATTCTGAGCCGCGAGCGTTGCTGTGTAGCCGGTCAAATCAATGCCCGTGAACGCGAACGCTGCGGAAAAATTAGCGCCAATCGGCAAGCGAATATCAGGGACGCGCCCTAGTCTAAAGTCGATTGTTTCGGCCATGCTCTAACAAGCCCCTAAAATAAGGCGATTTCAAGGACCATTTTACTTGATTTCCAGAAAGTGCCTCGCTAGGGTTGATTCATGCGCCTCACATTCGACAAATTCGGGAGGGTGGACAACATGCCTCCCTCGATCATCCTCGGTGATTCCATTGATCTTGAGTTGATCGGGAAGGACTTGGCGCTTGATGCGGCTGATGATTACCGCATTGTTCTGGCGCTCAAAGAGGCAATCCCGATCTCGGTAGGCCGCATTACATTGGGATCCGGTGCTGGCTCGGCGTCGTTTCGGGCAGATCAAGGAGGAGCTTGGACCATTTCGCAGGCTCTAAACGACCTCGACGCGATCAGCAGCGCGGGAGGCGTGACTGTTACCGGCAAGAACGGGCTTTATCAGGTGGCCTTCGTTGCCGTGGGTGCGCGGGATGCAATCACCGTCTCACATTCCGCTATCGGGACGCTCGCGAGCCGGTGCAGAACGGTTGTGGCGGGAGCGGCGGGCGCGAAGGCGGTCTTTGAATTGGATCTCACCGTTCAGACGCTCGCGGAAGATTCGGTGTTTACCTCGTTGCCCGTCCAGACGGCAACGGTTGAAGCGATTTCTACGGGATCGGTGTCTGCGTTTCAGGTTGATCGGGTTGCGATCTCGGATGTTTCGGCGGGCGGAATGTTTCGGATTACGGTCAGCGCGGGCGTTACTACGGTTTGGATGCCAGTCGGAATTTCCTCCTACCGACTTGAGCTCGAGCTTGATACCGTCGCGGAAGGCGTTTTTCTGGTATCGCGCACGGCAACGGGTGACTCCGTGGCCTTTGATCTTGCTCGATCTAGCCTTGGAGTTAATGCCGCCCCCTCCGTGCAATCCAATTTCCCTGCGCGGCCCGGTCTTGCCGTGACTCTTGAAACCGGCCTGACAAAGCCACTCATCGCCCTGACTGATGCCGCCGCTCACATTGCGCTGTTGCTCTTTGTTACTCCGAGCGAAACGCTATTCGCTCAAGATGTTGCGCTTTCACCGACCATCGCCGACCATCCTGCGGCCCTGTAATGTCCGCTATTTCCGCCCTTTCCCGCTACCGCAAAGAGAGCGCCCGCTATCTGTTGCAGCTCTGCCGATTCAAGAAAACCCTGAACTGCGAGGAATGGAGCGAATCGGTGCGCCGCATGGAGGGGGGCGGAAGGTATCGGCTATCCTTCGCGCCCTATCAAAGGGAAATGATGCGAACCCCGTTTGATCCGAATGTTCAGATGACGGTATACATGATGCCGTCTCGATCCGGTAAAACGGAGGTAATCATGAATATCATCGGGCATGCAATTGATGAATCGAAACGGAAAATTCTTGTGACTTACCCGACCATCGGAGCCGCTGAGAAGTGGAGCAAGGAAACCTTCATGACCGGCCTGATACGATGCACGGAGTCGCTCGATAGGGTTCTCGGAGACGGTGAGGGCAGGCGGAAAAGCTCAAACACAATTCTCCACAAGATGTTCCCAGGCGGGCTTTTGAACGTATTTGGCGCGAATGTCCCGACCGAAATGCGACGGGCAAAGGGCAATCTTTTAATCGCGGACGAGGTTGACGCCTTTAGAAACACGGATGAAGGCGACCCGCTCAAGATTCTATGGGTTCGCGGGACAGAATACCCTGACACTGTGAAAATAGCCGCGTCATATCCAAGCCTGAAAGGATCCTCGAGGATTGAGGACATGATGCTACAGAGCGACTACCGCGTGATGAAATACCCGTGCCCACATTGCGGCGAGTGGTTCGTTATGCACCGGAATCAGATTCGATACCAGCGGGAGGCGCCGGAAGACGCCTTCATGGAATGCCCGGCTAACGGATGTAAAATCACGGACGCGGAGAGGCGCAATCTCGTGCTGTCTCATGACAAATGGACCCCGACGCGGCCCTTTACGGGGATTGCGGGGTTTCACGCGTCAGGAATGACCTCGCCTCACCCCGTTCAAAAGGGATTCAAAAGCCACCTGCATTATGTCGCGCAACTTGAGATTGATGCCGAGGCAGCAGAAAACCGCGAGATGGCGATCCAGGTTCTAGTCAATACCTTTGACGCCGAGACGTATCAACCGCCCGAGGAGGAGAAGCCAAGTCCCGAGGGTATCGCCATGGAGGCCTACGATTTCCTCTCACGCGCCCACGACGGGCCTTTACTCATTCCCGATGGGTGCCTTATGGTCACCTTCGGCGCGGACGTTCAGGGGGACCGCGTAGAGCTTGAATTTGTCGGGCATGGCATCGACAACCAGACTTTCGGCCTTGGCTATCACGTCCTTACGGGGAAGCCCACGGAAAACGCGGTCTGGAATGCCGTTGATAAGCTCGTTGAAAGCTCAGTCTTTCGGCATCCGTCAGGGAAAGATTTAAAAGCCGTGCGCGGATTCATCGACTCGAAATATAAGACTGATTTTGTGCGAGCGTTTACCAGAGCGCGAAAAGCCCGAGGGATCTTTTCAGTCTACGGCTCTACGGTGCTTTCAAAGCCGATTGTATCCGCTGCCAAAAAGATGGCTGGCGTGACCGTTTACGAAATAGGAACGCATGAGGCGAAGTCGCTCATTTATCAAAACGCCAATCTGCGATGGGACAAGAAAGGCGATGCCCCGCCCGGTTATCCTCATTACCCGTTCGGGCATGGCTACACTCCCGAGTATTTCAAGATGTTGCTCTGCGAGGATGTTGAAATGAAGAAAGGGCAGGATGGCAATTTCTACCAGTTCTTCTCAAATCCTAACCGATTGCGAAACGAGCCGCTCGATGTGCGGGGTTACGCGATGGCCGCAGCCCGATCCCTAAATCCGAATTACGCCAAGATCGCTCAAAACCTCGCCGGAGATGCCCCTGAAAAGGCCGTAAAAGACTACCAATTACACAAAACTCCCCGCAATTTCGTCACGGATGCCTAATAATAGGGTTGAAATGCCGATATATTAGGGTTTTGCTAGGCCATGAGCATTCCCTCAACGGCTTACCTTGGCGACACCCTGACATGGCGCGAAACTTTCGCAACGGGATCAACCGGGAAAGGGTTCTTGCGCCACATTGAATCCGGCGATGTGGTCGCGGTTGACGCGGTTGTTAATGGCGCAAGCTGGAATCTCGACATTGCCGGATCGCTTACCGATGGGATGCCGTCAGGGAATTATTCCGCGTCGGTCGTCATTGACCTCGGAGCGACAAGGGAAACCCGTCTCATCGGGTCTATCGTAATGCGGCCGCCAGTGTCCCGCCCCGTAGAAGAGTCTCACGCCCGCCGAATGGTGAAGATGCTGGAAGCCCATCTTGAGGGGCGAATCAGTGACGACGAGGGCCGAGGTATCGAGTCTTACACCATCGGAGGCGTCCCGATTACAAAGATCCCCATCCCGCAGGCGAAGGAACTGCTAGCAATGTATCGCGTCGATTTGAAACGGGAAGTTGCCGCCGCTCGCATCGATGCCGGGCTGGGAACCGGGCGAATGGTTTACCCAACGTTCAATTAATTATGATACTCGACCAACACGGAAACCCCGCCGCATCTGGAAAGCGGAATTTTGAGGCGGCGAAAGCGACTCGCTATACTGCCGATTGGCTCGCATCATCCGGCCCCGCCGACAAGATCGGGAAGCAAGACATTGCGTCTCTTCGTGACCGCGCACGGGATAGCGAGCGAAATGACGGATACGTCGAGGGCATCCTGACAGAGCTAGAAAGCAATATCGTAGGGGAGCATGGGATTGGTGTAAAGTCGATGTGCCGCAAAGCGGACGCCAGAAACAAGAGCGGGGTCGCCGACAAGCTCGATGTCAGCGCGTGCGCGAAAGTTGATCAGGCGTATGAGGAGTTTTCAAAGCGCGGAAAGTTTGATGTTACCCGCCAGTATTCACGCGCCATGCTCGCCCGTGCCACTGTGCGAGCCGTTGCCCGTGATGGCGGGGCATTGTCCCGCCTGGTTGATGGCATCGAAAAAAACGACTTTGGCTTCATGGTGCAAGCTCTTGAGATCGACGCGCTGAACCCGCGCACGAATGACCCCGCAAAGCGGATTCATATGGGGATCGAATATGACGAGTGGGATGAGCCTGTAGCCTACCACTTGGATAAACTCGACCCGCGAGGCGCGATTTACGCCCGCCATGAGACGTTCTCGGTGTCGGCCGACAATCTTTGCCACCTGTTCCTAAGCAAGCGGGTGTCGCAGTCCCAGGGCTTCTCATGGCTCGCCCCTGTGCTGCTCAGGTTGCGCCACCTCGGGAAGTATGAGGAATCGGAAGTAATCGCGGCCCGCGTGTCGTCAAACAAGCTGGGCTTTTTCGAGACCACGGGCGATTCCGAATACACCGGAGCCGATGATGGGCGGGGTAATATCCTGGCGCCATCCTCGCCGGGTGCTTTCGAGACTTTGCCCGCAGGTGTGACGGCGAAAATGATCGATCCCGCGCATCCTAATGCGGATTACCCCGATTTCAGAAAGGCAATTCTGCGAGGCGTGAGCGCGGGTATTTATTTGAACTATAATACACTCGCTAAAGACTTGGAGGGGGTGTCATACTCATCGATTAGACAGGGGACTCTTTCGGAGCGCGATACCTGGCGGATGCTTTGCAAGTGGTTTATCGAATGCCACGAGATGCCGATCCGGGCCCGCTGGCTTCGTATGGCGCTGCTGATGGGGCAGATTGAAGGCTATTCCATCGCCGATTACGAACGGCTAAACCACGCTGAGTTTTCCGGCCGCACATGGGACTGGGTTGATCCTCTCAATGACATTAAAACAGCCGTCGCCGAGGTTCAACTCGGGATCACGTCGAGACAAGACATTTGTCGGAAAAAGGGCAAGAGCTTCGAGAAGATCGTGGCTCAAAACGAGGTTGATATTGCCCTGCTCGAAAGTGCGGGACTGCCATCGGATCCGACCGGAGCGCCGAAACCCGCGCCGCCCGTAACTGTAACCGAATCCGAATAAGGGGGGCTGATGCTCAAATCAATAAACGAGATCGCGTCAATCGTCGGGGCTGACAGAGCCACGGTAAAGCGGCGCGCCGACCAGTTGGGGCTTGCCGGGCAGGAAGGTGAGAAGAACTCCGTGTGCTACGATACGCGGATCCTGCTTCAACTTGTGCCCGCCCCGTCACGGAATGGCGATACCGGCGAAGGAGTTACGCTTGAGGAGGCCAGAATCCGGCAGACGGTCGCAGATGCGCGGGTAAAGGAGTTTGCCGCCGCGAAGGCGGAGGGACTGCTTGCCGACATTGACGAACTGCTTGCCTCTCAAAATGCAATCTTCGATGTTGTGATCGGGCAGCTTAAAGCAAGCTCGATGACTGAGGATGAAAAGGAGGATTGCCTTTCCGCGATGGCGAAGCAGGCGGAGTTTTGGCGGGATGTTTAACGACATTCAATCGACGCGATTTTCTCAACCAGAAAAAGCAAAGCTCGGATCGCTCTGGTTTTCCAGTTTTGCCGGAGACTCGTCCTCGCGCAGCCTTCGTGGTAATCTACAATTTGACAGAACCACGGCCACTCCCGACATGCTCGCCCATCATACGCCGCGATGTATTCCTGATGAATTACTTGCTCTCCCTCGGCAGTTAGCCTTACCCACTTTGGCAAAATGAAATGATCCTGCGCCTTTTCTAGTTTCTGCTTTTTCATGATTTTATTGCAATCG